TTAATTCCCTTATCTGCTAACAGTTTGTCGGCAACGTTTTCTTTAAGGTATGACGTTAACGAGACTAATGCTCGTAGACTAGCCGCTTTTTTCGAGGCACAGTCGGGCAATTTGCCTATAGAAATATCTCCCGATAACTTAGGAATCTATAAAACATTTTCAGGTTTTTGTGATAATTATGCAATTAATTTCATGAACAACCAACATTTCGAGGTCGCTGCTAAAATCAATGTAGATCATGCACCTACCTTGTTTAATTGGTCGGGGATGGGAACTTTTCCTAATTTATCTTTTCAGGGATGGAAGCCTTCTACTAGTTATGAAAAATATGACATTGTTTATTCGGGATTAAATCAAACCAAGTTAGATAACTTTTATTATTGCACTGGAGATCACTCTTCTAGTGAGACTAACAGCCCTACAGGAGCCTCATCAATGTGGACTCAAAAATTCTTTTTTGAGCCTGATATTGGAACTCAAAACGATGTTCAAATTAAAGCTGACATTTTACAATATCAGAACTCTTTTACTCAAAGATTAAAAACGAATGACAACATTTCTACTTTTGGAATGAATTATTCTTTTGAAAATATTTCTGACAAGCAGACAAAGTGTATGATTCATTTCTTGGAAAACAAAGGAGGTTATAGGAGGTTTGAACACCAGATTCCTTCTGTATATAATAGACCTAAAGTATATTATTCCCCTACATGGAGTCATACTTGGAATTATTCAGATTCTAATAAATTAACCGTTGATCTCGTAGAAGATCCTCTCGGTGTAATACCAACAGGAACATAAAATGCCTAGATCTATAGCCATACAAAGTGATGACGCAGCCGTTCTTGTTGGAGAGGGGGGAGGAAATGCTTTTGATCCAAGTGATACCACTATTCAACCTTATAAATTAGTTCAGAATTTTAGCTATAGTGTGGGAATGTCTAGAGAGGAACCTAAACAGCTAGGAACTCAAGACTTATCTTTTCGCCAACTTAATAGACAACCTGACATTGAATTAAATTTTTCTTATATACCAGAGCCATCCTTGGCGAACGAAAGTTTCGGTCTTTTTTCACAAAATGCATGGATAAATTATAAACAAATGTTTGGGGGTGTTTCTAATTACAGCACTAACTTTTATGTAGTGCTTCCTCCTGAAAATGCAACTTATGAGCCTTATGATGTAATAACGGGTGGTAGTGATGTTTTTAATCTCACGGGTTTTGATTGTTTAGCTTTTGGAAACTGCTATACTAATTCATATTCTTTATCTTATTCAATTGGTGGTCTACCGCTAGTTACCACTAGCTATATTGCTTCTAATATGGTTTATGAAAGTTTAACTGGAACCTCAATGGAAATGCCAGCTATAAACTTGACTGGAGGAAATAACGACAATGTTAAACGTTGCATTTTTGAAATTGATCCTGGAACGAGCAATGATATTACTCCTCCCATTGTTAATCCCACAGACCCGAATAGTAGTATAACCCTACAAAATTTACAGGTAGGGGGACAAAACTTATCAGGAGTTCATCTTGTTCAGTCTGTAGATATGCAAGTTAATTTGTCTAGGGTATCGTCTTATGGACTAGGAAACAATTTTCCATATAATAGGAAAGCGCAATTTCCTGCTGATGGATCATTTAGTGTGTCTTCCTTGGTGTCAGGTTTTGATGACGGATTCCTGACTGGAGTGTTAGACAATGATGAAAACTATAGTTTTGAATGTGTAATAGCCTCTGGAAACAAAAAATTAATTTATGAAGTTCAAGATGCGAAGCTATCATCTTACAACTATACCATGGGTATAAATAATGTAATGAACTTTAGTGCTGACTTTAGTTTTAAAGTAACTGAAGAAAAAGGATTAAGACTTAGTGGAACACCCTACTAATCATACTCAACCTTTACGTTTTTACTTTCGTAAACTTTCTTTGGTCTATCAGGGTGTTCAGAGCCACCCCTTTCCTTGGCATAGTTATCAAAGAATTTCTCTTTAACAGGATCTAGACCTCCAGATTTATCTGCTCGTTTTTGACTAAGTTCTGCTGATAGATTCATCATGTCTCCAACAGTGCCTTTTTTATTTTTTGTCGCTTCTAAATATTGTTGCTTACTAAAAGGATCAATTGAATTATCTATAGATGCGTTGGGAGCAAGAAAAACCCTGCTCCATTCAACGCCATCTTCAGAATAAACATGTTCATCATTCATCCCCTGAACAACCTCACGGTATTCTTCTTGTTCGGGATGTTTGTAAACATAAATAGGCATTACTTGATTTCGATTTGTTTTGCCTCTGATACAGTTTTCTTTGGGAGAGTTAATTTTAACAATCCATTCTTCATCTCAGCAGATACATGATCCTCCGAAACTAAATCATTTAAATGTAATTTAAATTTCTGAGAGCGATCTTTGTTTTTTGCCTCAAGCTCTACAACTCCATCAGTAATACTAATGTTGATATCTTTTTTAGAGAATCCAGCCAACTCTACTTCTGCCACATAAACATCTCCTGTATCAGAAACGCAAGATTTTTTTCTAATCATTAGATCTCTTGGAGAGAGATCATTTAAACCATTGAAAAGGGAATTAATTAAAGTATTCATATACTTATATTATAGCACTTAAGGTGCCATTCTTCAACTGCTGTATATACAGTCTAAAATAGAATCAACAGTTTTAGAATATGTCATAGTGTCCCCCATCTTGACACCCTCAGTGTTAATTTGACCCACCTTAGACTCAGCTTTCTCCATAGCTTCTAAAGCCTGATCTTCAGACCAAGTATAAAATGTTCCCTGATTAAAGAGGGAGTCTTTTTTAAAGAACACCCCATCTTCGGCTGGCATTTCTCCAGAAGGCTCAATTAAAATAGAGTTCTCTTCTGTAGCCCAGTCTTTGTGTGATGTTGCATTCAAAACCACGCTCCACTTACCTAAACATGTTGCATTGAATGCTGGCAAGTTCCAACCCTCGCCACCCGACAAACCAGTTAGATCAATATCAATTGCGTTTAATAATTCATTAACCTCACTGTTTCTTTGCAAATGGGGAATAATATTTAAATTATTATAATTGACTCCTTCAAGAGTGTCATTCCATAGACCTTGCATTTGTTCAGGCTTAAAGAACGGATTAGAAATACAACAAGAAAGTTGATATTTTGGATTGTTACCGTATTTCTTGACCCAAGTTTTGATTATTTTTTGAGTATGTTTTCTTTTTTCAAACTTACCCATTAAACCAAAATGGATAGTATCTTTTAAATATTCTTTGTCTGTGGTTTTAAAATCTTCGTCAAAGCCCAAAGGGATAAACTTACAATTAGTAAGCCCTTTATCCGTAAAATGTTTCTTTGCCTCTCTTGAGCTAAAGAACGTTTTGTCTTGTAAACCACAAATTTTAGTTTCTACTTCTGTAGGTTGATTGCATTCATAGAAAGTAAAAAGATATTGATCTTTTGTTTTCCTATTCTCACTTCCATTTAAATGCCACAGTTTAAGAGAGGGGGTTTCTGCTGAAATATTTTTCCATCTATTATTTATGGAATCTTCGATGTATTTTTTTAAATCATCAGCTATTTCATAAGCCTTAAAGTCTAGATCTCCAGATGGAAAAATAGACAAGGAGACATTTTTTCTATGCAACTCTCTAACAATGTTTAGAGCAACATTGCCAAAACTTAAGCTATTAAATGGTGCTTCTAATATTAATTTCATTAAAAAGGAACATCGTCAGTTTCTTCGGATGATTTGTTGTCCCCACCAGAGTCGGATTTTTTAGCAGAACTCAAAAATTGCAAATCTTTTCCTCTGATGTGATATTTGCTAAAGTTTTTACCATCCTTTTCCCAAGAAGACATACAGAGTTCTCCTTGAACAATAAATTCTCTTCCTTTACTGAGGTATTTTTCTGCAATTTCAGCAGTCTTGTCCCAGTATTCAATATCAATAAAACATTTTGTTTTAGCGTTTGATGTTGAAATACCAACCCTAAGATTTGCAACTTTTTTACCATTGCTAGTTTGACGAACCTCAGGATCTTTTACTAGATATGCTGCTGCTGTGATTGAATTAAACATAATTTCCTTCTTTTTTTACTTTGTTAATAAATTTATTGTGAACATTAATACATCCTTGAATACTCATATTTAGCTCTTCCGCAATATATCTCCAAGGCATGAGCTTATTATTACCTGCCTCATATCGCATGTCAACTATTTTTTTTACCCTTTCGTCTTTTTCTTCCTTTAGGCACTTTTTAAACACAGACATCGCTTCTCCTTTATTGATATCCGTGATAAAAGAGTCACAACTGGGTTCAACGTAAGTGTATTCATCATCAATAAAAATTTCTTTATTCTTTTTTCTTTTATTGAGAGCATTAAGGCATTTCCACTTGGTTTGGTTTGCTAAGTGGGTAGAAAATTTTGTTTTCCTATCGGGATCGTAATTTAGAGCGGCAGAATAGATGGTTGAATCTTTCTCTCCTACTATCTGACTTTTGTCTAGAGAGTTTTGGGGGTGAGACATGAAATGATTCACCATTGAATGAAAAATACCAGAATGACGATCAATGATCACCATCAGACTATCCTGATCATTATCGTCCTGAATCTTAGAAATTAGAGTCAAATCACTGTTCATCGACTCCATTCTATACTCTGATTTACCTTTTTCCACAAAAACTGAAAGTTCAATTCCTGATTTTATATTATATTTATATAACGTTTTACTGTAAGTAAAACGTAATACTTTACCTTTTACGTTAGGAAAAGAAGAATCGTTGTCTCCGTTTCACGGTATATTATACGGGAGACTTTTTGTTTGTCAAATTAAATTTTCGGAAATTTTGATATTGACTTGACAGAGGCATACTGCTAAGTGTAAAATTGTTTAGTCATGATTTTCGAAGAACAAGTATCAAGGAAGCCCGATCATTACCCATGGGCGCAGGAGTTTATAGAGGCAATGCATAACGGTTTTTGGACCGACAAAGAATTTAGCTTTAGTAGCGATATTCAGGATTTTAACGTCAATTTAAATGAAGACGAGAGAGAGATGATTATCCGAACTCTTTCTGCTATTGGGCAGATTGAAGTGGCAGTTAAGAAGTTTTGGAGCAAACTTGGGGACAACCTTCCTCATCCCAGCTTGACTGATTTAGGATATGTGATGGCCAACATCGAAGTTATTCACAACAATGCATATGAAAGACTACTTAAAGTCTTGGGGCTAGAGGATATTTTCGAAAAAAATCTGGAACTTGATTTCATTGAAGGAAGGGTCAAATACCTTCGTAAATATAATCACAAATTTTACAAAGACTCCAAAAAACAATATGTATACTCCATCATTCTTTTCACGCTTTTTGTGGAGAATGTTTCTCTGTTTTCGCAATTTTATATTATTAACTGGTTTAATCGTTATAGGAATGTCCTTAAAGATACTGGACAGCAAGTCAAATATACTAGGAATGAAGAAAACATTCATGCGCTGGCTGGGATTAAAATAATCAACACGATCCGTAGCGAGCACCCAGAGCTTTTTGATGAAGAGCTTGAAGAAAGAATAGCGACAGAAGCTAAAGCCGCCTTTATTGCAGAAAGCAATATTATTGATTGGATGGTAAATGGATTTAATGAAAAAGGTCTCAATGCCGACATCTTGAAAGAGTTCATAAAAAACAGAATAAATGACTCTCTTGAAAAAATTGGTTTTGATTCAGCGTTTGATGTTGACACTTCTTTATTGGAAGATACAATGTGGTTCGAAGAAGAATTATTAGGCAATAATGCCACCGACTTCTTCCATTCTAGACCCGTGGAATACTCTAAGAATTCTCAAACATTTGACGCTGACGATCTTTTTTAATGACGAAATATAAATGGCTTAATAAGGACTCTCGCGATTTTCTAAAAAGAGGGTATTTACAAACAGGTGAATCTGCTGAAGAGAGAGGTAACAACATTGCTGTTGCTGCGGAAAAATATCTTAAAGTAAAAGGATTTGCTAAAAAATTTGAAGATTACCTTTCTCGCGGATTCTATTCATTAGCCAGCCCTATTTGGGCTAACTTCGGAAGAAAGAGAGGATTGCCCATCTCTTGCAATGGTGTGTTTATTGAAGACAGAATGGATGCCATCTTGGACAAGCAAGCTGAAGTGGGAATGCAAACAAAGCATGGTGCTGGAACATCTGCTTATTTTGGTGATTTAAGGGGAAGAGGAGTAGAGATCTCAGCAGGGGGAACCTCCAGTGGACCAGTTCATTTTATGGAGCTTTATGATAAAGTTTCCTCTGTTGTTTCTCAAAGTAATGTTAGAAGAGGATCTTTTGCTGCTTACTTACCTGTAGAACACCCTGACATATCAGAGTTTTTAAGAATTAGGAGCGAAGGCAATCCAATTCAAGAAATGTCTTTTGGGGTTTGTATCACCGATGAATGGATGCGTTCATTGATGGAGGGAGATAGAAAAAAAAGAACCATATGGGCATCAATTATCAAAAAGAGATTTGAGACAGGATACCCTTATTTGTTTTTTACAGATACAGCTAACAAACGAGCGCCAAAAGCTTACAAGGACAAAAAGTTAAAAATTAGTGCATCTAATCTTTGTAGTGAAATATTTTTACACTCTTCAGAAAAGGAGTCCTTTGTTTGTTGCTTATCCTCGTTAAATTTAGTCAAGTGGAACGAGATTAAGGAGACAGATGCAATAGAAACATTAACATATTTTCTCGATGCAGTAATGGAGGAATACATCCAGAAGACAGAAGGAATTCCTTTCATGGAAGCTTCTCATAATTTTGCCAAAAAACAAAGAGCTTTAGGCTTGGGTGTTTTAGGGTGGCACTCTTTTTTACAAGAAGAAATGATTGGATTTGAAAGCATGGAGGCAAAATTCCTCAATACAGAAATTCACAAAACAATAAAACAAAAATCCCAAAAAGCCACAGAAGATCTTGCTGTTCTTTTGGGAGAGCCAGAACACTTAAAAGGTTATGGTAAGCGCAATATGACAACGATGGCTATTGCTCCAACAACTTCAAGTTCATTTATATTGGGTCAGGTGTCACCATCTATTGAACCTCTTAACAGCAACTATTTTACCAAGGATTTAGCCAAGGGTAAGTTTACCTATAAAAATCCATATCTAGAAAAACTTCTAGAAGAGAAGAAAAAGAATACGCAGACAACTTGGAAATCTATTCTACAAAAAGGAGGTTCTGTGCAGCATCTAGATTTTTTGAGTGATGAAGAAAAAGAAGTATTTAAAACTTTTGGTGAAATTTCTCAAAAAGAAATAGTTATTCAAGCATCACAAAGACAAAAATACATCGACCAAGGTCAAAGCCTCAATTTAATGATCTCTCCTAAATGTCCACCAAAACAAGTAAGTGAACTCCTCATTTTTGGATGGGAACAAGGTGTAAAAAGCTTTTATTATCAAAGGAGTGCTAATCCAAGCCAAGAGCTAGCTAGATCAATATTGAATTGCTCGTCTTGCGAGGGTTAATATTCATTTTTAATAATTAAAAGTGTAATTTTTTATGATGAACGTTGCTTTTTCAGAGAAAATCTATAAATGTCTTATAGGTAAGGTTTTGAAATTTAATGAAGAAAACAAATCCAAATTAACAGTAGAAAAACTAATCAGAGTCTACAAAAGAGGAGAAAAAGCCGCTGATATTAACTGGCAACCACAAAAAACAACCGCTCAGTGGGCTATGGCCAGAGTGAATATGTTTTTGAAACTTTCTGCTGGCCGCAAAGTAAACAAAGAATACAAATTTCACGATATTGATATTTCTGAAGGCACAGATAGAACTCACAAACAAGAGTCAGCCGATCCTTTTTGGCACTTTACAAATCTAGATTTTACTTCAGCCAGAACAGATTTACTGCTAGCCAGCATTTGTGATTCAGAATCTGAAAAAATTTTTTACCCTCCCGTGCTAGAAGAAGATTGACTTTAAACTATAATCACATTATTCTGTGTGATGAATGTTTTAGTCATTTCTGATTTTACTTTAGAGCAAGCTGTTGGTGGGGCTCAAATTAGCAACTCAATTATTATTGAGGAAGGCAAAAAACGAGGTCACACTATAAAGGAACACCATCAAGCTTCTCCAATAACAGATCTTTTTGTATCCTATGATTTGGTGATAAATTCCAACTTGGAGTTTATATACAAAACTTCTCCCGAAAGATTTAATTTAATTAAAAAACTTCCCAATTCAGTCAGACTAGAACATGATTCTTGCCATTACTTAAGCAGTGAAGATAGGGAACAGTTATTTTCTAATTGTAAAAAAACATTTTTCTTAACAGACTTCCACTATAATTTTTTTAAAGAATTATATGGAGACTATTTTAAGAATATAGAAATTATTCCTGATCCATTAGATACTTCAATTTTTAAGAAGTCTGATCTAAAAAAAGAATATGATGTTGTTTATTGTGGTTATGTTCACCCACAAAAAGGAATTCAAAACCTAATTAATTTTTCTAAAAATAATCCCAATAGAAAAATAGATATTTTTGGAGGTTCTAATGTCGTCCCCTCTTCTTATTTTGATAAGTATGAAAACATAACTTACCACCCAAAATGGGTCGATCCTTCTGGGATAGCTGAAATTTTTCAAAAATGTAATTCAGTGTTTCACTCCCCAAATGTAAACGAACCTTTTTGTAGAATGGTTGGAGAGGCTATTTTGTGCGGAGTAGAAGATATATTAGGTAACCCTTCTATCATTGGATCTTATTTAGACTTTAAAGAAGTGGGCTATGATAAATTTAAAAATCGCTGTGAGAATGCAGCATCTAAATTTTGGGAAAAAGTAGAAAAATAAATGAAACAAAATTTATTCCTTCATCACCATCTTGGTTTGGGAGATCATATCTGCTTAAATGGTATGGTTTTAAGCTTTTTAAAAACAGGTAAATTTGAAAAAATATTTTTATTTTGTAAAGAGAAGTATCTTAGCAACTTAAACATTCTCTATACTCAAGATAACATTAAATTAATACCTGTTGATAATGACCCCAGCAAAGAGTTGCATTGCGTAAATAAATTTGTAAGTGAAAATATATCTCAGCATGACAAATTTTTAAGAGTTGGATTTTGTAATATACCTGAAAACAAAACGTGTGATGTATATTTTTATGAAATAGCTGGAGTTCCTTATCAAGAAAGATTTGATGGATTTAGAATTGAGAGAGACGATAAAGAAGAACAGAGAGTTCTAGAAAAGTTGAACGCCTCAGGCGAAGACTATATTTTCGTTCATGATGATGCTGAAAGAGGATTTATAATTAATGTTGAAAGCGACTACAAAATAATTAGAAACGATCCCACCGAGAGTGTTTTTCACTATGGCAAAATCATTGAAAATGCAAAAGAATTTCATTGCATAGAAAGTTGTATAAGATGTTATTCCGAACATTTAGATACTAAAAATATTTCACTGTTTCACCACAATAGTGTGCGACCTAATATTCTTTCTAGTCGAAAAAAATGGATTACTGTATGAATATTCTTTTGCTAACAAACAGAAACTGTGACAAAAAAATACTGAACAAGTTTAAAAATGTTTCTACAGAAAAAATAACAGAATGTAATCGTGATATAGATCTTGTAATTTCTTACTGTTATAATTTTAGGATAAAAGAGCCTTTAATAAGCGGTCCTAAGTATGGATGCATAAACTTTCACCCAGCACCTTTACCAGAATATAAAGGGTTAGCTGTTTACAATTTTGCGATACTAAATGAAGAATCAAAATGGGGGGTTACTTGTCATTATGTGAATGAAAAATTTGATGAAGGAGATATTATTTCACAGACTAATTTTAATATAGGTCCAAATCACACAGTAGATTCGTTGAGAAGCCTATCTCATACATATCTTCATAAAGAATTAAATAAATTTTTAAATAATAAAAAACATTTTTTAAACAAGTCAAGAAAGCCTCAAAAAAAAAGAGGCAACTACTATTCGCGGGAGATGTTAGAAAAAGAACGAGTTGTGGATATTATGGATATATCTAAGGAAAGCAAACACTCTTTGGATAAAAAAATAAGAGCTTTTTATTGCCCACCACACAAAGGTTTCTCTATAAAAATTTGTGATGATGAGTATGAATTAAAATATAACAAAAATAATTATGAGTGATACTATAGGAAGTTTAGTTGATAAATTGATTACAGCCGACTTAAAAATGTGGAATAATCAAGAGATTTATTATGAGATCAGGCACATGGACTTTGCAGAATTTAAACAACGTTATTTATCTGAAGAAAAAGATCAAGAAGATATCTTTAATTGTTTTAAAAAGGTAGCTGATTTAAATGTCCAAAGAAATAACATTATTGATGAGATTGATGAGAAGATAGTAGAGATTATTAAAGACGGTGTTTCGGGCAAAGATATAGCTTCACAGGGATACATACAAAAAAAACATAAAACCTATTAGCATGAAAGATGACTCAACTGTAAAAGCTACAGAACAAGTTTGGATAGAGGCTCAAAGCTGTGAGCTTTCAACTTGGGAACGTGAAGCGCAAGATGGAGAGGATTGGAATAACTGGTGGGCTTCTAAGTTCGATAATTACACTTTTTTTAACGAGCTAGATGCTGAGACAATATTAGAAGTGGGATGTGGTCCCTATGCAAAAAATTTAGAAATAGTAAATTCCAGTTTAAAAAAACCAGCAAAAAATTTTATTTTAAACGATCCTCTTCTGGATAATTATATCTCTTTAGGTAAATCTGTAAAAAGACATGAAAACAAATCTAAATTTTTGAGCAAGCCTTTTGAAGCTTGTGATGAAAAAGAAATAGATTCAAATTCTGTTGATATTGCAATTTGTAACAATGTTTTAGACCATGTTTATGATGTGGAAGCTTTGTTAAACAATATTTTTAAATGTTTAAAAAAGGGAGGGCATTTAATATTGGGTCAAGATTTAAAAGACTCCACCGATAAAGGGTGGAATCAACTAGATCCTATGCACCCTATAAGGTTAACCCACCAATACTTAGATAAATTTTTATCTTTTCAATATAATAAAAAACTATATAAGGTATTAAAAAGAGATGAGGGAAGAAATCCCGATTATCACTATGGAACTTATATTTTAATCGGAGAAAAAAAATGAAATGAGAATCCCTGATGCATGTATTGCCAGAAGCAGAGGTCACGTATTGTTAGATGACGATAACAGAAAAGCTTACAGGTATATACCTGAAGGTGATCATAATTTCTTTTTTTCTGACACATATAAAAACAAGAGTAATATTTTTTGGCCGAAGGTTAAATCTGCAACCATGGAGGGTGAGTTCTCACCTGCTAAAAACTTTAATGTAGTAGAGGTAGATTACATCGACCATGTTATTCATTGGCCCGAAATGTCTAACCATGACAGGAAAGAAACCCTTCTATTCCTATGCGATGTGAGTAGTTATTTGTGTCAAAATAACTATCATATTAAATCTCACATGTGGAATGTTGTGCTCCAAAACGGAAAGCCTATTTTATTAGATATTGGGGATTTTCATAAAAATATAAACCTCCCCTGTATTAAAGGAACTATATTAGGTCATATATATGGGCAACCAAATATGGGTGGCACAGACCATACTCCAATCCACCCTCAAAGCTGGATTTCTAATCTTGATATAATTTCATCTAAATTAAGTGCTATTGAATCTATTGAAGATACAGCAACTTATCTAGAAAGAGCTAAAAATATTTTAGAAGAAATACAATTAATTGAAAAAAGTGAAGTATGGGACGACTATCCCGTTCAAAAAAAATCTCTTGATTGCAAAGATGAACTAATATCTTATGCCTATAAGCATCGCCCAGCTTTATGTGAGGTTATAAAGGAAAAATCCCCCTCTACTTTGTTAGACATTGGGTGTTCGTATGGTTTATATTCATTTTTTGCCGCCTTACACGGTGCAACTGTTGTAGGGTTTGATTACAGCCAAAAAATGATTTCATCATCTAATAAAAAATCTCAAGAAATGGAGTTAAATTGTAACTTTGCTTACATCGACTTCTTAAATATCAAGTCTTGGGGTCAGGAGGGTTGTTACCACTCTTGTTTAGAGAGATTTAAAAGTGAAGCGGTCATAGTTCCTGCTGTAATTCATCATGTTCATGGGAAGAACAAGCCTTTGGAACAGATTATTACAGAGTGGGCTTCTATGGCTTGCAAGTGGATTATGTTGGAATATATACCCTTTGATACGAGTAATAGACCAATATCTTCTGAATTAATTGTTAAGACTTTATCTGATTTAGAATTTACTTCTATAAAATTTTTAGATTCTAGCCCCTCTCCTCGATACTGGATTTTAGCTGAAAAAAAATGATACCTGTATATAAACCGTTTATACCTAAAGCTAGCATAAATTATTCAAATGAAGCCATATCTTCTAATTGGATTTCTTCGCAGGGTAAATACACCTCATTAGCAGAAGAAAAATTGGCAGAAATTAATAAGGTCAAACATTGTATCCTTACCAATAATGGAACTTCTGCAACTCACTTAACAGCTAAAGCCTTAGCCAAAAAATACCCCGAAATAAAAAAAGTTTATGTTCCTTCTGCTTGTTATGTAGCAGCATATAATTGTTTATTATATGATAATGTTGGGTGGGATATAGAGTCTGTAGACCTTTGTGACAAGACCTGGAATTCAAATTATAATTCATTTATTCCAGAAGAAAACTCCGCTCTTATGGTAGTTCACAACCTCGGCAATATCGCTAATGTGATTAAACTAAAAGAAAAATTTAACATACCTATAATAGAAGATAATTGTGAGGGCTTTTTTGGAGAATATGAAGGTAATCCATCTGGTTCAAAATCTTTATGTTCTTCATTATCTTTTTTTGGCAATAAGAACATAACAACTGGCGAAGGTGGAGCTTTTTTAACCAACGACAGTTCTCTTTTCCACTACATCAGTAAAATAAAATGCCAAGGACAAACCCACAAAAGATATATTCATGATGAACTGGGTTACAATTACAGAATGACCAACATACAGGCTGCTATTCTTTTAGGTCAATTAGAAGAAATAGATAAAATTAAAGAGAATAAAAAAAGAGTATTTGATCTCTATAGGAAGGAGCTAGACAAGATTGATGGGGTTACCAATCAACATATAGAGAAAGATACAACCCATTCTATGTGGATGATTGCGGCTAGATTTTCCCCTAAATATTTTTCTCTAAATGAGCTTGAGGAAGATTTAAACACTAATCGAGTGGAGACTAGGAGAATGTTTTATCCTCACACCTATCACAATCACTTAAAAATAAAGGGAGACGTAGAGGTCTCGACAAAAATAAATAAGGAGGTGCTTATGCTCCCCTCTTATCCCGAGCTTAAAGATGTTGAAATTAAAAAAATATGCTCCATAATAGCCAACCACCAAATGAACTATAAACCGTGAACTTTATATGCGGAACATATTTTAAACATCAATGTAGCACTAGAGCAAGCAACTATATTGACGAAAGAACACCAGTTTTTGATTTCAAAGAAGATCAAGAAGGTTATAAGGGTTTTGTTTTTTGTAAGCCAGAGTTTCTTCAATTATTAAAAGACTCTAAGCTAATGAAAGAGGAACCTTTTACTTTAGTGACTCATAACTCTGATATAAATTTTACAGAAGAATATGTAAATGCAGTTGTTAAGTTTTTTCCTCGCATGAAACATTGGTATACTCAAAACCTTTTATGTGAACATTCAAAAGTTTCTCCGATACCAATAGGCATAGCTAATCCAAAATGGTCTCATGGAAATCAAGAAAGGTTTCAAAAAATCATGAAGGAAGATAATGAGAAAGACATGTTATACTATGCTAATTTCAATATATCTACAAACCCCCCAGCTAGACTAGATTGTTACAAAAAATTAGGTATAGAGCCCGACACAGAATACCCAAATGCGGCTTCTATAAAAGACCATGATGATTTTGTTAACAGCACTCAGGATAATTATTTAAGAAATATATCTAATTCTTACTTTACTATTTCGCCAGATGGTAATGGCAAAGACTGTCATAAAACTTGGGAAGCTTTATACATGAAGAGTATTCCTATTGTCAAAAGATGGCATGGTGCAGAGAGATTTAAAAAATTAGGTATCCCGATAATCATTTTAGATGATTGGTCTGAATTCCATGATCTTGATTTATGTGAAGACTTTTATGCTAGTATTTGGAAAGACTTCAAAGTTTCTTCTCTTAACTTTAAATTTTTTAAATGAACGGCATAGATAAAATTTTTATTATTCATTATACAAAGCTGGAAGCAAGGAAAGCTCATATGCTTCAACAAATGGATAAATGGTTTCCAGAAATTGAATATGAGTTTGTAGAAGATTTTGATCAAGAAGATCTATCTGATGAAATTATAAATAAAAACTTTGATTTAGAGGTTTTTGAAAAAAAATTCGACAGGGAAATGCTTAAAGCTGAAATGTCTTTATGCATGAAATATAAAAATGCTGTTCAAAAAATAGCTGAATCTACTCAAGGCGAGCATTTTTTCATATTGGAAGACGATGTGATATTTAAAGAAAATCCAGTAAGTTACGTTCAAAAAATGAATCAGCTCTGTAATGACCACAATGTAAAATACGATTGTGTTTTTTTGGGTGAGGCTTGGATTAGATATGGAGATAATAGAGATATTTTTAGCAAAAAAGACCATCCAGCGACCAATGGTTTATGCACGGTCCTTTATACAAAAGACACAATAAAAAAACTAAACAACTATCTTCAGTCAAACGAAATTACCCAACCTTTAGATTGGGAATTTAATACTGCTTTTGAGAAAATGGATTTTCAAGTATATTGGGGAAAAGCATTAACAAAACACGGTAGCGTTTTAGCTGCTCATGAAGAAAACTTAAATCATTTCAAATCTGCACTAAGAGACTCTTATTAATGTCGGAAAAAATAAAATTAAAATTTTCTTCTCCTTGGGACTCCGCAGAGACCAACAATGCCCGTGTTCTATATAACTGGGGAGAATCGCCTGAGTGTTTTGAGTTAACACATGGCAACGATTATGACTATTTGATAGTGCTAAACCATAGCTCAGAAATGCATACTTCTCCCCGCGAGAAAAATATAGCCGTAACAATGGAGCCGACATGGAGTCCTAATTCACTTAAAAATCTTAATGATTACTGCAAATATATAATTACTTGTGATAAAAAAATTAAAGGAGATAATGTGGATTATACATACCCCTTTCTTTTTTCTCATGACTCTAGGAATAATTCACATACAGATAATTTGTATGGTCCCACGGTGGAAGAGTATTTAAATGATGACTCTTTTCCAGACAATATAGATTGTCCCAATTATCCTAAAAAAATGTCTTTTATAGTTGCCAATCACGGAACTTTAGGAGGTATGTCACAACATGAATTGTCTAATTATTATATTAGAGAAAATTTATTATTAAATATTTTAAATTCAGATTTAGATATTGATATTTATGGGAAAGGATGGTCAATAAACGATTCAAGATATAAGGGTGCTCCTCCACTAAAAACTACCGCACTAAAAGATTACAAGTATTCTATTTGTATGGAAAACAGTTCGGAGGATTTATATATTTCAGAAAAGTTTTTTGATGTGTTTCTTAACAATTGTATCCCCGTTTATTATGGCTGCTTGAATATTAAAGATGCATATAACAAAGATGCCTTTATCACCTTTGAGCCAGAATCAAACACTGTAATTAAAGAATTAAAAAAAATAATGGATAGCCCCATTTCTTGGAGGCTGGAAGCAATAAAAGAATGCAAAAATGATTATTTTACAAAATATAATCTTCTAAACTATTTAGAAAAACTAATTAAAAACTTCCAACAATGAAAAAGATTATAAGCTTTTGTTTATGGGGTGACAACCCCCGATATACTGTAGGTGCATTAAAAAATGCAGACCTAGCTAAAAAAATATATCCAGACTGGACCTGTCGTTATTATGCTGGAAAATCTACTCCCATAAAAATAATTACAAGCTTGTATGAAAAAGATAATACAGAAATTTTCATTATGAACGAATCAGGTGATTGGGGAGGTATGTTTTGGAGGTTTTTACCTGCTTCTGATAGTGATGTAGAGGTAATGATATCTAGGGATACTGATAGTCGTTTGTCAGATAGAGAAAAAACTGCTGTAGACGAATGGCTTGCTAGTGATAAAGGATTTCACATTATGAGAGATCACCCAGCACATGGAACAGAAATACTTGGAGGCATGTGGGGTGCAAAATCAGGGTCAATTTCAGAAATGAAACCTTTGATATCAGAATATTCTAAAGGTAATTTTTGGCAGGTAGATCAAAACTTTTTAAGAGAAAAAATATATCCAATAGTAAAAGATACCTCTTGTGTGCATGATGAATTTTTTGAAAAAAAACCTTTTCCGACTAAAAGAAAAGAAGGCATTGACAGTAATGGCAATCCAAAATATTTCATAGGAGAACCTGTGGATGAAAACGACGAAAGAATATGGTAACAAAAAAAGCAATTGTAACAGGAGGCGCGGGGTTCATTGGCTCACATATTGTGGATCACCTACTTTCCGCAGGGTGGCATGTAAAAGTAATAGATAATGAATCTGCGGAAACTCACGATAAGTTTTTCTGGAACAAAGAAGCAGAAAACTATCAAGAAGATATTTGCGATTATGAATCAATAAGACCTCTTTTTGATGGAGTAGATGTAGTTTTCCATTTAGCGGCAGAATCTAGAATTCAACCTACTTTAGATAACCCTATATTAGCCACTGAGGTTAATACAGTAGGCACTTGCACAATATTGCAATGTGCAAAGGAGGCAGGAGTCAAAAGAGTTGTTTATAGTTCTACTTCAGCTTCTTATGGTCTTGTTAATAAAATACCAAACGCAGAGTGGATGATGACTGATTGTCTTAATCCTTATTCGGTAAGCAAAGTGGCTGGAGAAGAATTTTGTAAAATGTATACAAATCTTTTTGGTTTGGAAACTGTGGTTTTGAGATATTTCAATGTATATGGTGAACGTCAACCATTAAGGGGTCAATATGCACCAGTTATTGGTTTATTTTTAAAACAAAAAAAAGAAGGGAAGCCTATGACAGTAGTGGGAGATGGCTTGCAGCGTAGAGACTTTACTTATGTCAAAGATGTTGTTAATGCTAATTTTTTAGCCTCCCAAAGCAACCACGCTTCTGGAGAAGTCATTAACATAGGAACGGGAGTAAATTATAGCATTTTAGGAATAGCTCAAGAAATAGGAGGAGATTACACCTTTATTGAAGCTAGAGAAGGGGAATTAAGGGAAAGTTTAGCTGACAACTCTAAAGCTAAAAAACTTTTACAGTGGAAACCAAAGACTAATTTAAAAGAATGGATAAAAACACAATGAAAAAAGTATTGATAACTGGCTCCACAGGATTTCTTGGGCGACATTTAGTTAAAAGACTAGAAAATGATTATGATCTGCTAACACCAACCAGTTATGAGCTTAATGTTCAAGATATAGTAGATTTACATAAATATATTGTTGAAAACTCTCCAGATATTATTATTCATCTAGCCGCAGTTTGTGGGGGTATTGGAGCTAATAAAGAAGCCCCAGCAGATTTTTTCATCAAGAACTCCATGATGAGCATAAATATTTTGTCTATGTCGAATTACCATAAAATAGACAAACTAATTACTCTAGGTAGCGTTTGTTCTTACCCTAAGTTTACAGAGGTTCCATTTAAAGAGGAAAACATTTGGGATGGCTATCCCGAAGAAACAAATGCTCCGTATGGAATTGCAAAAAAGAGTTTATTAGTTGGGTGTCGAGCTTACAACAAACAGTATGGAGACAACTTCCTCCACTTAATTCCTGTAAATATGTATGGAGAGTATGACAACTTCAATCCTGATTCCTCGCATGTCATCCCCGCTCTCTTTGAAAAATTCAAAAAGGCAAAAGAAAATAAAGATCCCTTTGTTGAGGTTTGGGGTGATGGTTCAGCTTCTAGGGAATTTTTATATGCTGGAGATTGTGCTAATGCTATTGCTTTAGCTTTAGAAAACTACAATGAACCTGATCCAATTAATATCGGAACTGGAACAGAAATTACAATTAAAGATTTAGTTCTTAAAATCAGTAAGTTATTTGATTACAAGGGAGGTATAAAATACGATACCAGCAAACCAAATGGTCAACCACGTAGATGTTTAGATACAACCAAAGCAAAAGAAAAGTTTGGGTTTGAAGCTGAGACTTCTCTTGATGAAGGTTTGGAGAAAACATATAACTGGTATATTGCATAGTATGAAAAAAATTATTGTTACAGGAGTTACAGGTCAAGATGGCAGTCTGATGGTTGATTACCTTCTTAAAAACACGGAACACACAATTATTGGGGGTGTAAGAAGACTAAGTGTTGAAAATCATAAAAATATACAACACTTAAAAAATAACCCAAGATTTTTTCTTATTGATTTAGATGTATCTGATCCGCAAAATACAGAAAAAGTTATATCGGAACATAAGCCCGACTACTTTATCAATTTTGCAGCGAATTCTTTTGTTGGCAGCAGTTGGGATATGCCCTTCAATCATATGCAAACTAACTGTATGGCTGTTTTGCATCAACTAGAGGCTATTCGTCGTCATGCTCCACATTGTCGATATTACAATGCAGGAAGCTCTGAAGAATTTGGTGATGTTGTTACATCTCCACAGTCGGAGAAGCACCCTTTGCGCCCCAGAAGCCCTTATGGAGCATCCAAGTGTGCCGCTAGGCATTTAGTTAAGGTATACAGAGATTCGTATGATATTTATGCTATTCAAGGATGGTTATTCAACCATGAGGGAGTGAGAAGAGGAGAAGAATTTGTAACAAGAAAAATAACAAAAAATGTAGCCAGAATTCTTAAAGAGTTTGAAACTGGACAAACCATTAAACCTCTACAACTTGGAAATGTAGATGCACAAAGAGACTGGAGTGATGCAGAGGATTTTATTAAGGGTGTTTGGTTAATGCTTAATCAAGAACGAGGAAAAGAGAAAGACTATGTTTTGTCTTCCGATGAGACGCACACAATTAGAGAATTTGTAATAGAAGCATTTAATTTTGTTGGTTTTCATAGATCGGTATCTGAGTGGAGGGGTGAAGGAATTGATGAAAAATATCTTCATGGAAATGATTGTCTTGTAGAGATTAATAAAGATTTTTATAGACCAGCGGAAGTAGATCTATTGCTCGGAGATTCTTCAAAAGCTCGTCAAGAACTAGGATGGCAACCCACCTGTAGTTTTATACAGCTTGTGAAAAAAATGGTTGACAAGGATACTGCATCTGTTATGTATCCATAGTGGCAAAATCTAAAGGTCCAAACAAGAGAGAGATTCTTTTTCGTTTATTGGAAGTTCCCGATAAAGGAAGGAGACCTTTTTTTGCTAGAGAAATGAAAATGCTTAACACTTTGTGTGAGCGGTATTCTCTAGAATTTATGGATATTGTAAGTTTTAGCAAGAAATTTGACTCGCTAGCTTATATATTAAGCGATAAACTAAAAACCAAAATGGATGAAAAGTTTAGGGCATTTAATTTTAGAGTTGATTTTTCCAAATACAAGCTTTATCATATTGGAGAAAAAGTTGGAGAGGATGCAGTTATCCCCCCTAAAAGTAAAACCATAAAAGATTTTTTAAATGAGTGAAGGACCAGACCCAAACGATATTCTAGGCAATTTCTTGAAATCAAACAAAAGCGATCATTACAACTTTGAAGACGAGTGCGATTACAAAGTTTCTAGCGGCTCTCTTCAGTTTGACCTATGCATGAATGGAGGGTTTGGACCTGGGTTACACCGTTTTACTGGTTTGACAGAAGGTGGAAAAACCTCTGAAGCTTTAGAGGTTATGAAGAACTTTCTAAATACAATAGAACAACCTAGAGGTTTATATATCAAAGCTGAAGGTAGATTAAGCAAAGAAGTGAGGGAGAGGTCTGGGGTCAAATTTGTGTGGTCAGCAGATGAATGGGTAGACGGCACTTGCTTTGTTTTGGAAACTAATATCTACGAAACAGCGATGACTTGCATCAAACAACTCATTGACAATGAAAAGAATAAGCATAAATATTGTTTTATATTAGATTCTGTTGATGGCTTAGTTGCTAAGAATGATGCATCTAAAGGGTTTGATGAATTTGCCAAAATAGCCGCAGGAGCCAGCATTGCATCTACTTGGTGCAAACAAACCAGCATTGCTTTAGGCAAGAGGGGACATATGGCTATTTTTATTAGTCAGGTAAGGTCAGAGATGAGAGATCAATACTCCAAAGAACCCCCTAGACAGTCTGTAGCAACAGGGGGGTATGCTTTACAGCACTATGCTAACAGTGTGATTCAATTTCAGCCTAGATACAAATCAGATCTTATTCTGAAAAACCCTAGCTTAAAAACTATTGACGAAAAAAAGAATCCAATCATTGGGCATTTTGCAAAAGTCTTAATATGCAAATCTCCTAATGAAAAATCTAATGTTAGTTTAACTTATCCTGTTAGATATAAGCGGTCAGGAGGCAACTCCATCTGGATTGAAAAAGAAATTGTAGACTTGCTTTATGCGTGGGAGTTTGTGGAAAAGAAAGGCGCATGGATTAAGCCAACAGAGGATTTTTGCGAGCTACTAACAGAAAACAAATTAAACTTTCCTGAGCAAATTCAAGGTGATAATAATTTATTTAAAACTCTGGATCAGGATGAGGAATTGTGTAAATTCTTAATTAAATATTTTAGGGAACAAATTGGAGCATGAAGTTTATTGATGGATATGGTAAAGAAAGAAACCTTAAAAACGCAAAAAAATACTTAATAGATTGGGAAAAACCTAGTCGTAGCAAATTTCAAACGGCTGTCAAAAAATTTCTTTATCCCTATTGGAAAAACGATATTGTTTTTGAGGAGTTTAGAGTGGTGGGAAGCAGATTAACTTTAGATTTTTATAACGCCAACAAAAAAATTGCAGTTGAAGTGCAAGGGGCGCAACATACAAAGTATGTGAAATTTTTCCATAAAAATCGTTTTAAGTATTCTGATCAACTAAAAAGAGACGAGAAGAAACTTGATTTCTGCAAGGCTAATGATATAAAGTTGGCAGAGGTTTATCCGCAAGATGAGATTGCGGCATCATTATTTAAAAAACAGGATATTTATTTATGAACTTGGGAGACGATGATTCAGAATTTTCTATACCCACCGAAATGGTTGACAAGCTCTATGAGTTGTCTGGTGGTGCAGACAAATATAAAGGGGTAATATTGGCTGTTTCTTCTGAAAACGGCAAGCCTCTTGTTTATTGCAAGTTTGACTGTGGCATGACAGAATTCGCTTTAATGAAAGCCCTAGAGAATCATCTTTCGGGTCCATCTGAACCAATGGAGGAAAACAAATGATTTATAATTTTGAGCTTGAAAAACAACTATTAGCGGGTCTAATCAAAGAGCCCGAAAGCTTATCTGAAATTTCTAATTTTATTGGAACTTCAGATTTTTACTCTAAACAAAGTTCACTTCATTCTACAATTTTTCGCATCATACAACAAGCTATTGATGCTGGCGATGAGGTAGATGAAGTAATTATAGCTCAAAGAGTTAATGAGGTTGGTCTTTCTTTTGAGGATAATTTAAATCCTGCGGATTATATTAAATCACTAGGATTAAGAAAGGTTCCAAAAGGCAATGCTCTAAAAACAGCTAAAGAATTAAAAAAATATTCAATACGCAGAGAAATTTTAGAATCTTCCCAAGAGATAGGTAGCAAGATGAAGAATATGCCCCCTGAGGCATCCTATCGCTCTATTATCGAAAGTTCAGACAACATTTACAACTCTCGTATAAATCTTTATGAGATGGGTAATGATTCTCCCGAAAACATCTATGATGAGATGGAGGATCTTATTGAGGAGAGAGGAAACAATCCTGTAGCTGAGTTTGGGATGATGGGTCCACACCCCAAGGTAAATGAAATTTATGGATCTCTTCTTAGGGCTGGTAACATCACTGTTATTGTGGCTAGGTCTGGAGTAGGAAAGACTAATTTCTGTATGGACTATACAACTAAAGTCAGTCTAAAATACGATGTTCCTGTGCTTCATTTTGACAATGGAGAGATGAGTAAAGAAGAATTAATTATGAGGCAGTGTGCGGCACTCTCAGGTGTATCTATGCATCTGCTGGAAAGTGGTAAGTGGAGAAAAGCGGGGCAAGAAGTAGTAGATAAAGTTCGCTCTGTTTGGCCGAAGATAAAAACCTTAAAGTTTTATTATTATAATGTTGGGGGCATGGACGTAGACTCAATGGTTAACACTCTAAAAAGATTTTATTACGGTAAAGTTGGCAGAGGCAACCAGATGGTGTTCTCCTTTGATTACATTAAAACTACCTCAGAAAATATTGCCAATAAATCTGAGTGGCAAGTTGTAGGTGAAATGGTGGATAAGTTTAAAAAGTGTGTTCAAAAAGAGATTTTGCACGATGGAAACCCTGTTATACCCATGATCACTTCAGTTCAATCCAACAGATATGGAATTACAAACAATAGAAGTGCTGACAGCATAGTAGATGACGAATCTATTGTTTCTCTCTCTGATCGGATTACACAGTTCTGCTCTCATATGTTTATTTTAAGAAATAAGACTAATGATGAAGTAGAAACTGAAGGCGCAAGGTTTGGAACACATAAGCTAATCAACGTTAAATCAAGACATTTAGGTAGCGATATTGCAGGTGCCGTTGAGCCTGTAAGAATTGGAGATGCCCTCCGTAAGAATGCAATTAATTTAGATTTTAATAATTTTAATATCACCGAGAGGGGAGATTTAAGAGATATCGCCAGAATATTAGATGGGGAGGAGGATTTAGACAGTGAAGGAACTCAAGAAACAATCCCAGACTTTGATCAATTCTGAAGACTTTCAAGGAATCTTAGAGTCAATAGGTTATGAGTTAATTGATTGTGGTGATCACTGGAGAACACAAGCTTTATACCGAGACGGAGACAATAAAACTGCTGTTAAAATCTACAAAAATACGGGTGTATGGATGGACTTTGTAGAAAACAAGGGGTCTAAACCCTTTGAGGCTCTTGTAAAATTAACAATAAAA